GATGGTAATACTGATAATATTCAAAACCCATCTAATACATACACAAGTAGTGGTAACTATAATGTAACTTTAGTAGTGGAATCCAATTTTGGATGTGTTGATTCAATCACTCAACCAATTGAAATTTATGATTTACCATTTGTTGATTTTGAAGTAGATGATAATTGTTTTGGTATAGATTCTGAATTTAACTCCTTAACTAATAATAGTAGCATTTGGAATTTTGGTGATGGTGGTAATACATCTACTGATCAAAACCCATCAAACTTATATTTAAATGATGGTAATTATAATGTAACATTAACACAAGAAGATCAAAATGGTTGTATCAATGATACAACCAAGGAGATAATTATTTTCCCTAAACCAATAGCTAATTTTAGCGGAACTGACCTTTCATCTTGTTCACCACTTTGTTTCAATATAGAATCAAGTAGTGAGGATGTAGATCAATTTATATGGACATTCTCAAATGGTGATAGTTATAATGGTATATCTATATCTGATTGTATCGAAAACCAAACTTCAAATGATATTATAATATCTGTAACATTAGAGGTTGTAACTGAGAACAATTGTAGGGATACGATGGTTCAAAATAATTATTTAACAATATATAAGAAACCAATAGCTAATTTCAATTATACACCTAATGATAATTCAGATATAGTAAATTCAACTGTGGATTTCAATAACCTTTCATTAAATGCTGATTATTACACATGGAGTATGTCTAACACCAGTGATACCTACACATCAGAAGATGTTGATGGTCATGACTTTGGAGATGAACCAGGTGACTATGAAGTGGAATTAATATCATATACGGATTATTGCTCAGATACTATTAACGCAGTAATCACATTAGATGATGTTCTTATATTCCATATACCAAACACATTCACACCAGATAATAATGGAGTTAATGAAGTATTCAAACCCATATTCACATCTGGATTTGACCCATTTAATTATAATTTAACTATCTATAATAGATGGGGGGAAATTGTATTCGAATCAAATAATACGGAAGTTGGTTGGGATGGTACTTATGATAACAAAATAGTCAAAGATGGTACTTATGTATGGGTAGTTAGGTTTAAAGAAACTATGAGTGATAAAATACATGAACGTAAAGGACACGTTAATGTTTTAAGATAACTCACTATTAATATATAATATATGTTTAGTTTAGATGAAAAATTAGAATATTTTATAAATATAGAGAAGCAAATAAATGCTATTATAGAAATTAATCATAAATACCATAAAGATAAAATAATGGGTAAAATTAATGAATTAATTAAAATACAAAATGATAAATGTTCTCTCATATTAATAATTGAAAATAGTTCTGATAATTATTTTAATTTAACTTTACATGATATGGGATTGAAGATTAAATCATCACCATCTAATTTTAATTTAAGGAAGATATTTGAAACAAAAATTTCAATAAAATCTATAACTAGAGGAATTAGATTGAATATAATTAGAAATAAAGTTAAATGAGCTTAGAATTAGAAATAGAAAGAAAGATAATACTCAAAAGACTACCTGATATTGGGTATGATGATATAATCAAAATAGATCAATATTATTTCAAAAATGAAAATAATGAATGGGAACGGTATCGGAAAAGTAAAATAGGAGATAAAATACAATACTTTAAGACAATCAAAAAGGGTTTAAGAGAAGGTGTTTGTATGGAAGATGAATCTAACATAAGTAAGAAAGAATTCAAGAAAAATGTTAAAAAATGTGACAGGAAAATATCTAAAACTAGACACATCAAAAAAGTAGAGAATGATCTTTTTTGGGAAGTTGATGTGTTTAATGATATGACCCTTATAATGGCTGAGATAGAAATACCATCAGAAGATTATGAAGTCACTTACCCACAATGGATAGAAGATAACATAATATCTGATGTTACAAATATTAGAGAGTTCTCTAATAGGAGAATGTCAGAAAAAATATAATTTATTATGAAATACACAAAGGAAGAAATAATCGAAAGAATAACCACACAAATTGATGAATGCTTAGAATCACATAATGCTGAAATAGGTAATTACGAAGATAAGATTTTAAATGTAGATATTGAAAATCAAACTATAACAATAAAGTTTGATTTTCACGTAGTTGAAGAAGATGATTATGTAGGGTTAGGAATTTATTAACCCAGTAATAGAAATAACATGAAACAGATAAAGAAGAAATTATTAAAAAAATAAGTAAATTCACAAACGAAGATTTGTTCGGTAAAGAGGAATCTGAGTCAGATATTAAAACCCTTTATAGATTTAGAAAAAAAGTAAAAAAATCCAATAGAATTAAAAGTAAAAAGAAACGAAAGAGATATAAAGAATACTTAAAAATAAAATATGATAAAAAAATTGATTGAAAAAAAGAAAACATTACAGTTATTCTTTGTTATGCGTAGTTTTTGGATTATGCTCACACTTACTTTTATAAGTGCTTTATTATCACTCAACTGGCTACATGAATCAATGGAGGGAGTATTGGATTGTGTTCCCATAAACCAACAAGTATCATTATATGTAGTATTTACAGTATTAACATATGTTTTAGGGTGGTTAACTAATAGATTAAGACATTTCTCATAACGTGATTTTAATCACCGTGAGAATACTTCTGTTTATTCTTATTCACAGCGTCCCTTTTAGTGTTTAAAAATGTACCATAATCTGTACCAGATTTAATTGATGAGTCATTTAAAGTATCTTGGATGTATTTTTCTAACTGATTATCATTTAATTCCCTTTTAAATTCATCTACCATATCATTAAATATATTATCATCAAATATAGCACTCATATCAACAATTGTCATGATACAATCGTCCCGGCAAGATCCATCTGCTTCATACGTTATATTACCTGATCTTGATTCACTTTTTATGAATGTGTTCATCTCAGATATTGTGTTCTGCTCATAGATAATTATATCTTGGTCTTTTATCTTATCTTGATAACTCCTAACCAGTATTTTCTTATTACCACTTACCTTAAGTCCTATCTTTTTACTATCAGAATCTTTCCTATGTTTGAACCTAAAAAAGATATGTGAACCATAATTATTATCTTGATTAAATACATTTTTTATAGCTTCTAATACTGCATGACCGTGGTTATTAATCTCTAAAACTATTTTGAAATTATCTTCACTGAAATATTCAAAAGCTAATAAATATATCATTTCTGCTAACTGAGATACTGATACAACATTACTTCTAAATATAGCAATTTGTTTCAAACAAAAGAAATCTACAAAACTTTGATATTTTGATTTTTGCTCCTCTATTAAAGGGAATGGTTTATTATCAATTTTAAAAACATTAATAACTGAATAATCTTGACCCAATCCTTCTGAAACATCTACACTGATAACCCCTTTTGTTTTCTTTCTAGAAGCTTCATTGAAAATAGAGTCATCATCAATAAATTTCAAATTACTATAATCCCAATTAAGTTTTTCGAAAACTTGGTGTGGTTTGAATTTGAAATTCTTTTGTCTCTTTTTTATTCTCTCTAAAATTTCCTCAGCAAATAGGGATTTCGAAGCATTAACAAACCTTAAATCATACTCTTGATTAAAGGCTTCCTCACCACCGATGTTTTTAATAGCATCTAATTTCCATGATGATAGTTCCCCAACTACACCAATGGGTAATATATCACCATCCCTATTTTCAAATTTTAATTTACTAACATCATCTATTGTCACATTTTCTCTATTCTGTACATGGATCTCTCTTTCACCATTTTCACCATTATATTTCCAAGAAACATACGGTAAATCATTATCATCAAATTCACCATTAGGGTCATATTTTTCTTTAACTATACCATAAATTGTATCAAAATCTATATGATTATTTATCATCTTAAATTGGTTACATCTAATATAAGTTACATTCCTACCAGGAACTTGATACCACATTACTTTTAAAGATGCAAAATTATTTTTTAATGGGTCTCCCTCTTCCCTTTGTGCATCAGTAAATAATTTATGGAATAAGTTTAACCCATTAGGTGTAGATGTAATTATCATTTTAGAGTTTTCAATAGAGACAAGGGTCGGTTGAATTGATTTATAAAATTTATTAGCAATATTAGTTGGGATATATGCAAACTCATCTAGATATACTAAATCGGCAGCGTTACCTATAGCTGATGAAGCAGTCATAGTAAAAGCTTTTGCTCTTGAACCATTTTCGAATTTTATTTGTTTTTGATTCCAAACATTTATACCCTTTTGTAAAAAGAAAGGTAGTCCCATGTAAATATCTTTAGATTTATCAAGAATATCTATAGCTGTAGCACCCTTATTTGCTGCTATTAGTACATTTTTATCATTATTGAATAACATATAATGGAGTATAAATATAGATGAACAGATTGTTTTCCCCACTTGGCGACTAGCCATTAGTATGTTAAATTTATTACTTGGATTTTGAAATATGTCTAAAATATCATATTGGTAATCTCTCAAAGATATTATTTTATATGTTCCATCTTCAACCTTAACTTTACAATAATTATTAGCAAAATATTTAACATCCAATTTACATTTGATATATTCTGACTTTTCTTCTTCGGTCATTTTAAATATTATTCTATCTTTTCGAAGTCCGACCTTTTTATCAAAATATGGTTGTTCTATATTTGATGGTATAAAACCATCATCTATTCTTTTAGTTATTTCATCCACTTTTTTAGTGGAAAATATCATTCTTTTACCCATTTATTAGATCAATTATTTTTTTCTTACAGTCTTCATCATATTTTATTACCAAGAGGTTTATATTATTTGATAAACAAAATTCCTTTTTGATATTATCCCTCTTTTTGATTATCTTAAAATTAACATCTCCACCAAAAATATCAACGGGTCTATAATGTTGTATTCCATTAAATTCAATAACTGTATTTAACTTTGGTAAATAAAAGTCGAAAATTAATCTTCTTTTATGGATACATTTTTTCATTTTATGTTGCTCAATATATTCTATTCCCATA